AATAATGTCGGAGGAACCAAGAAAAGCTTGCAAATTTCGTCCGAATTTTGGATTTTATGCTCGGACAATTGCATTTCCACGCTTGTATTGGATGCTTCTTTGAATTCAAGACCGTTATTGAGGACTATAACATTGTCGGAATTCGTAGCATATAGCTTTTTCCAAGCATCCTTTAATTCACGGATGGCATCTGGTGATAATCGTCCATTGCTCATCAAAAATCCACGTTTATTTCCGCCAGTCTTGACCATTGCTTCCTCAAAGATGATTTGATTGTAAACTAGGGATAAAAGCTTGTTTGATTCGGCTATAATGCCCTTCCCAGTGACACCATCCTTCGATTTTCGGCACAATTTGACGAATTCCCAGTCTCTATAAGGCAAACCATTCACTTGGATTTGATATTTTTTGAAAATAGGGTCAGTGGCTGCATTCACACCAATGTGTTGATTTTGCACATAATTAAGGCTTTTCACCGTGTTTCCTCTACGATTTATGTAGGAATAGCCACCGCCATCGAGCAAATAATCTTCACACATCGCTTTTTTCCACATCCAAGAATCCAAAGCATCCTCGGTTGTATCATTAAGCATCGCCACTCGGACATCATCGTTTATGATCTTCGTTTTTTCGCCTTTTTCCTTATAAAGATTAATCGGCAAGCTTGCAATGGTAGTCGTGATTAACTCTACACATGCCGAGAAAGAAGGAATGTTCATGGCTTGCTCTTTTGTGATTTCATCCGTCATTAATCCATTACTGATAAGGATTTCTTCAAGAGTCTGTCTTACTTCTTTTCGTCTAAAGGGATTCCACATTAAGTAGTCTCACCTCGCTTTCATTCGCAATCGATTTCTTGTAAGTACTGGATGGCTGCTCGTACATCCATCAATTTCGTAAGTGTTTCATCGGATAAATCTGTCCGATTCTGGCTAAAGGCTTCCACTACCAATTGAATAGCGAATAAAAGGTTTTCAGTCGAAGGTTTCAACATCAAATCACCTGTATAGCCCAGTCACTTTCTGGGTTGAATAGCACATCTTGTTGTAAAAGCACTATCGCATTGATAAGGCTTGCCACCATGTCTATTTTGCCATTTGATTTTTTCTTGTTAATATACATGTTTTTATTGTTGTCTTCGATGGTACGGCAATTGACGAAATTTATTTCTAACAATTTATTTTCAGTGTAATGGAATGTCCTATTTAGGATGGATTCCTTTAAAAGCTTTGTGGCCGGATGCAATGTCGAAGAATGTTGCTTTATCTCCACGGTTTTTATCCCAGACCGCTCGAAGCGTTGGGCAGATGAGAGACAATTATATCGATCATAGCCCAAACCCATGATAGTCACTCCATGCTTTTCCTCAATAGCGAGTATCATTTCCTCGATAAAACCATAGTCAATGGTTAAATCGCCACAAGAAAAGCACTTACCTTCTTTAATGAATTCATGGTAATTGATTTTTTCGTATCGGTTTTTCTCTTCAATGCGCTCGGATGGGATGAAGGCGAAGGAGTCCGCATAGATATGAAAGTCTTCCTCGGTAGCCATCGAGTAAGAACAGTTATCCGTGGTGATGGACAAATCAAGCCCCACCCAAACTTGTCTCCCTCGCCAGTCGAAGTGGTCTATTTTGCACTTTCGCAAATCCTCGATGTGGATATAAGCTTCACCGCTATTGCTTGGCAAAAAGACATTCATATGCTTGCACATATATTCTTCTCTTTCACTTGGCTTCTCTAAAGCAGATTTGCGATTATCCCGAATCTCATTATAATTCTCCTCTATTCGGAGTGGATTGGATTGGTACAACCCTCGTTCCGTCCAGACTTCGGACTCCTCGGCATAATACAACAAGGCGAACATCCGAGAATCCTCGATGAGATTGGCATACACCTTTTTGATGTAAGCTAACTCCTCGTGCATGATTGACTTGTCAATTGCATAGGCAGTTGTCAAGCGAAATCTAAGTGGATTCTTTACCGACAATTGACCAGACTTCATGGCATTGTAATTCGAATAATCCTTGAATGCAGCCATTTCATCTGCCACGAAACAAAGTGGACGAATTGCATTATTGCTCGATGCATCGGCAGTTCTGGGTTGATAATAGGAATTTGTAAGTTTGCAGACGACTTTCCCAGTCAATGACTTCGGAATGACAAAGTGTCTTGTCACATGTGGACTGCCTTCGATGATTTGCCTTATCGCCTTTTTTACTTCCCCAGCCAAATCCCTATCGACACAAATCGAGTAGAATTCACTATAATTGTCTTCGGTCAAAAGCAAGATGATGATGCACAAGGCACACAAAAACGTTTTCGAATTTTTTCTAGGTATGAAAAGAGTCACATCTCGATACCTATGCTTTTCGGGATTTGTCTTGAAGCGCCAAGCGAATACATTCACTAAGAAGAATGCTTGGAATCCTTGCAATCCCTCGATAATCGGCTTGCCTACTATCCCAATTCCAGTGGCATAGTTTAGCAGCCGAAGGATTCCTTCCACGATTTCGACTGCATCCTCATCGAAGTAATAGGGGAAGTCCTCATCATTCTGTTTTTTCAAGTCCTCAAAATACCACTTGCATTGTATGATTACCTCTGGAGTCGTGATTTCCGTGCCATTTATCACGGCTTCGGCATATGAATCGGCTTTTGCAATTAACATGATCTCTTACTTGCCACCTTTTAAAACCTTGAGTAATGGGTCGGCTTCCTCTTGCGCTTGATTCAAAGCAAGGATGCCAAACTTCGCTCGGGCTTGTGGACTCATCGCAAAGTCATTACACATTTTGTGCATGACACCGAAGTACTTAGCTTGAGCATTCATTAACTGTCTGTCCATAATCATTTCGAAGTTTTGATTAATCGTCTTTTCAATGACTTGGAGTCGGTCAATTGCCACCACACCATTCTCCAGTAAGTAAGCATCGATATGTCCAAGGATTTTCACGGTCTTTAGATGCTCGACAATGTGCTTCCATATCTTTCGTTGGTTAGCATTCAATCGACTTGGTGGTGCCAGGTCCTGCTCTTCGCCTTGGAGTACGGCTTCCGCATTTTTACGAAGGAGAGCAGTTTCTTTTTCCAAGTGCTTTCGATTTACATCCACATTTTTTGGGGGTCTGCCCATTTTTCTCACCTCTATTCACTGTTTTGATTAATTTAGGGAATAAAAAAAGTGCATTTGGTCGCGAGTGGTCGCCCGAACCGAGCCAAAACCAAAAAAAAGCATGGGGGGGTATGAAATCGCTTACATTTTCCATAATCTGGAATATTCCCCAAAGTCTAGGAGGAAACAAGACATGCATGTGGCTGCTCGATTGTCAAGATTTATTTTAAAATAAAATACCAAGGCAAGCGCTTACATCGGCTGGCTTCATCATCCAGATCATTCGTAAGATGTCAAGATAATAAATAAATACCAATGCTAATAAACATCTTGACATCTAGTACAATGTAGTTGCTCATCCTATCCACATGATAGTAATAATGTAAAGACAATTAATTATTACCAATGTAAATATATATCTTGACAATCCCTGGCATGTGGCTGCTCGTTGCACTCATATGATGCCTACTATGTCAAGGCATATAGTTAGTACTAATATAAATAAATAGCTTGACATTCCCTGGCATGTGGCTGCTCATTACATTCACATGATAGATAGTATGTCAAGATATATAGTTACTACCAATGTAAATATATATCTTGACTTATTTAGATGTCTCGCTGCATGTCATGGTCTGTATTTGTGTATGCATATTCAAGCAAGATAGCATTGTTTAGTTGTTGTTTGTCCGCTTGCTTATGATGGAAAGAGCATAGCGTTATAAGATTGTAGTCATCCAGTCTTTTATCCCAATCCATGCTAATGGGTACAATGTGGTGTACTTCCAAACCTTGGAAGGAAAAGCAATGATCTTGATTTAAACACCACTGACAGAGATATTTATCTCTTTTCTTGATTGCTCTTGCTTTTTCAGTCCACACTCTTTTACTCCTAAACTTTGATGCGCTTGTATGCTCTTTTGTTCTGGATGGTTTGGCTTTACATTTATATCCTCGGTTATGATAACCGCCACAATAAGAACAACTAACTAACATGGAATCACTCCATTAGAAAAAGCCCACTTAATACAAGTGGGCTTTAATGTTATGAATCGCTAATATTTAGGATATCCCAATTAACCATAATAAAGATGGTACATTATCTAGTAGTAAACATGTCATGTTCTGAAAACACAAAAAAACCGCCTTAAGGCAGTTTTTAACTTTCACTATATCCATAACCTTGGTACTTATCTTTTTTGGACTCTTTAAAAGCTTCTTTAACATCATTAGTGCATATATCCAAATCAAACCACCACTTGAAAGAGTTATCGCCACCAATTTTAAAAAGCGCTCTTGTGTATGATTCACGAGGATGAATATATACTTCGACATCGGCACCAAAGTAGCTATCATTTTTAAATAGCCCATAATAGGGATAATCGATTTCATCTAATTCTTTCATGGTGTTATCGCACCACTCGGTTACATCCACTTCATCAAAAGAACAACTATAAGGGTAATAGTTAATTGATTCGGTTTGATTGATATCATATTTTTCCCATGCTTCTCGTAAGTCGTTATATGCCTTCTTATAGCCTTCCAAAGCATCTATCATATTGTGTAGTGCGACTGTATCATGGTTAGGTTTGATTTCTTCGACTTCCAAGGCTTCGACATCCTCCAAGTACTGCTTTAACTCTTGGATGTCTGGATTAGATTCGATATCAACCTTGATAAAGTCTATTAGATATTCTTTTGTACGTTTATTCACTGCTACCACTCCTATTTTATATTTACACCAGAAAAGGCTCTTACTGTATGCCAGTAAGAGCCAAACCATTTAAGCAACCAAACCTTTAATGCCTTTGTAGTAACTATTAAGATTGTCTAGTAATACGTCCTTGTTATGTCCTATTCTGCCTTCCACAAAGAAGTAAGTAGATTGGATGCCATACTCCATATGGAGCGTAAAAACCTTAAATGTAATGTTATAGTAAGTGATGCCATTCTTTACAAATCCGTCTATTCTATATTCGATATCCGTAACCATTTTTTCATTTAAGAAATCCACTAGCACATGTTCCGCTTGACTTGAGTTTTTATCGATTAATAACATTTATATCCCATCCTTTAATTAAGTAGTCTTTACACCACTTAAGGCTCTTACTGTATGCCAGTAAGAGCCGAAAGCAGTTATTTAGTTTCCTTAATGATTACTACATATAAAGCAGTCGTTTCATATTGATAGAAATCCACTACTTGCTTTAACCCTCCATAAAAGCTTAATGCATTTAAATACTCGTTATATTCTTCAAACTCTAGTCTAGTTGTTTTCATAAGATCAACCTCTTTCGTAATTAAGATTCTATAGTTAGTATAATCCTTTGTATTGCATAATGCAAGATAAATATTGAAAAAGAATTAAAAAGAATTTAGATATATATTCAAAATATGTATTGCATAATGCAAACAATAGGTGTATACTTTTGAATATAAGTTATCAAGCAACACAAAAACAATGATCTGGAGGAAACAAGATGAATGAAAAACCTATGACAAAAAGAATGTTTAGGGTTTTTGACGACATGTATCATCGTTTGGATGATGCCGAAAAAGTCCTTAAGGGATGGGAACATAAAGAAAAGATTAAAGAGTATCATGTGGTAGGATTACCATCGATTATAAGTCAAGATATCGTATCTTGTTACGATGTAAGATTATTCAATAGTTTTGAGCGAGCAATGGACGAAATAATAGAATGGAGCGAATTATAAATGATAAATTTAACTAAAAAACCGTATGTAAACTTGGAGAAAAAGCCTTTTGTAAATTTGGCAAAAAAGCCTTTAATAAAAAAGGCTCTTACATTAATGGATGTCAAAATTGCATTACAACATCAATTTAATAAATAGACTTTATTGGCTCATATCCGTGTAGGATATGAGCCTTAAGTGGTATAAAACTATAGGAGTGATTAAGAGTGAGAACAACAACTAAATGCTTTAAAGACCAAATCAGAGGACATATTTTCGAGATACTGAATGATGAGTATACAAGAGAATTACCCGAACAACTTCAAAACGTGATTGATGGTTTCCGTAACTGGTGGACTGGATATGAACAAAAGAGAAATCCTAACATGTATGGAGCCTTTACAGACTGGTTTCTAGGGCTTCCAAGTGAAATCAATGTAGAATATAGACATTTCGCAATTGAGGAAATAGTCGTATCTTGGTTTACTGCATGTGGTGAAGAATACAAGCAACCCAAGGACGAAAGTAAAACCTATGACTTGTATTATCACTTGGTAACAAGAGAATTTTATGCCTTGTGTCGTCTATATAAAATCGATGTATACAAAAACATACTTTAATATTTTTGGCTCATATCCGTTTAGGGTATGAGCCTTTACTGGTGTAAATTAACATTGATTAATAGGAGTGATTTTAGTATGATTAAAAAGCAAGTTGAATCCATTTATAAGGAAACCCATCCAGACTTTAGAACATGGGATAAAGGACGAAAGCGTCTTTCATGGGATTTGTTTACTGATTCACTTTGTAAGGATGGAGAAATAACAAACCATCAATATTTTTCATGGGTTAGACCAAACTTTATAGAAAAGTAAAATGGCATATGCATAGCATATAATAAGACCAAAGCAATTTATTTTGCTTTGGTCTTTTTTCGTGGAAATCGTGATCTTAGACAAAAAAATAAAAAACATGTTTAGCAGCCGAACCTCCAGGAATGTCAAGCTTTTTTTCTTGGAAAAAAATCATGTTTTGCAGCCGATTTGAAAAAGTCAAGCTTTTTTTAATTGGTAAATGTTTTTGAAAATGAAGCGCTTACATTATGGTGTAACCATTGTCAGACTATTCACGCTATTCATAATATTCATTGTGTTCAGACTTTGGAAACGCTTTCAGAAAACGCTTTCATGACTTGAGCAGCCACTTTGGGAGCGCTTACATTCCCACAAAAACCCATCTGCAAAAATCTCATCTGCAAAAAATGATCTGCAAAAATCTCATCTGCAAAAATTGAAAAAACCCATCTGCAAAAAATCGGTCTGCAAAAAAGCATCTGCAAAAATGACATCTGCAAAAAATCCCCTCAAAATCTCATCTGCAAATTTGCAATCTGCAAAAATTAACTTATCCTTATAGGCAAAATCACTTGTGATTTCTTCACAATGTCCAAATAAAAAAGCCCATCCGCAAAGATGGGTTTTTTGTATTATTCCCTAATGTCGAAAGGTGAATAAAAACAATGGCTTGATATTAAGTTACCCTTTTTTCGTTCTTATTATTGCCACTGCGATAATAAAAATTAGGATGGATAACAGTCCGATGAAAGCAAACATATTCATAATTG